TTAAGATTGACGCATATAGCCTGTTAAGCGGAATGCGTGATCAGGGTCGTACAGGGTTAACAGGGTTAAAACAGACGGTTTGGCCTACGTCGAATTAAAGACGTACACTCGTTCGTCTCGCACCCGTCACTTAAAATCCTTATTTTTTATAGGGAGTCCATTTTCCGTCACGACCCTGTACGACCCTGCAACCAGTTTAAGATCGCCAGCGTAAAACGTATTTCAGAGATGAATTGGATCGAATCTCCTAACGGTACAACCGGTTGAGACCCCGATCGGAGCTAGAACGATAAAGATTTGAGGTGATCGAGATGAGAAAAATAAAACAACAAGCCGCAGCCACCACGCCTGCGCCAACCCCCCTGTTTGATGTCCCCTCGCCACCGCATACGCCACGGGTTCAACCGCCATTGTCCACCTGCGGGCTTCATCTCGCGCCGGAGGAATTGCCCTACGCCGTATACATCCACCCCGACGCGCCAGGGGAAGTTGGCTTTTGGACTATCTGCCTACCTGGCGTATCCGATACGAGGGCTAACCAAGATTCCGCGCTTTGGCTAACGGCGATCGATAAAACACGTGTAAAGGACCACGAGCTATATCTAGCCTTGCGGCAATTAAGGGCATGGGGCTGCCTGTTCGGCTGGACGCCGACAGGCATGCTGAAACTCAATTGGCGCGGATGCCTAAAAAACGTTCCCGCGATGGAGTGCTCCACGGGGCACATGATGGAGGTTTTGGCGCGGAACCAAAAGACAATGATAGGCGTGCCCGAGAGCCAGCACGCTCGGCTGGTGACGCTGTTGGAACGGTATCTCGAGCCGTTTCGGGAAAAGATGCTGTCACTATTCCGGGAAATCGTGGCCGGGTGGCCGGAGGAAGCAAGATGGTGACGAAGATCGGCAACCAAAAACCTGCTTTACTCGATCTCTTCTGCGGTGCCGGCGGCGCGGCCATGGGGTACTACCGGGCAGGGTTCGATGTGGTCGGCGTGGATAACCGTCCCATGCCGCGCTATCCATTTGAATTCCGTCAGGCCGACGCGCTGGAATTCCTCGCGGAGCACGGGCGGGAGTTTGATGCGATACATGCGAGTCCGCCGTGTCAGGCGTATAGCGTTTTGCGTCGAGCCAACCCCGATGCTGAGTATCCAGACCTGATTGGACCAATCCGCGAGTTACTTACGCAGACAGGACTGCCATGGGTAATAGAAAATGTCCCAGGGGCTCCACTCCGGCATTCAATCATATTGTGCGGGTCGATGTTCGGGCTTGGTTCAGGCGAACGTCAATTGCGTCGGCATCGCCTGTTCGAGACGAATTTCCCTGTTTTGCAGCAGGCCATCTGTCGGCATCAAGGCGAGGCGATCGGCGTCTACGGAGGAGGACCGACCGGGCGTTATACATTCGAAAATGGCGCGAAAAAGGACTACTACAACCGCAGAGGCGGATATCAAGGACGCATCGACGAGAAGCGCGAGGCCATGGGGATTGATTGGATGACAGGCCGGGAACTTTCCCAAGCCATCCCCCCGGCCTATACGGAATTCATCGGCAAACAATTGTTTGATTACTTAAAGGGACGTGATCTCATTGCTTAAACCATCCCCCACTTGGATGCTATTGTTTATCCTGGCCGTAATTATCATTTTGAAATGCTTTGACGCCGGCGTGCCCTCATGGACAACATCTATTGCCCCTCCCGCGGGCGTGACGCCCGCTACTAATGCCGAATCCAAGATCTGGTGGCCTCCTCCCGATGACGCCGGCCGCGCGTGGGAGATTGCCAACGATTGCCTAACTAGCGCTTACCGGATCGTTCATGGCGGCGAACAGCCGCTAATGGAACGGTTTATCGTTTTGAACGCGATCTGGCGGACGAGATATATCATTTACGAAGCAGCGCCGATGGCATTTCAACGGCGGCCTACGATGAGTTTCCTTTTCTATGTAGCCGTCATCGCGGGAGAATCCGGAGGCGATCCATCGGCGATAGGATACCGGCGGGATCGGGCCGGACGGCTAATTCGTGATACCCAAGGAAGACCGATTCCCGATGACTTTGGACTACCTCAACTTAATACGGTCACGCTGACGGCGCTTGGAATTAAGGACTGGCCCGACCCCTACGAAACAGCCGTCGGCGGCGCTTATTGGCTGGCCGGCCGGCTAAGGACCTTTGGCGATATCCGCCAGGCGGTCTGGGCGTACAACGCAGGCGAACAGTCTGTAAGAATCGGGTACATGCCGGGCCGGACAAGGGACTATCTGGCCGGGGTCCTTAACAGATATGACAGGATGAGGAGGTTATTGGATGCGGAGAATTAAGGTCGCCAATATAGGGCAGGGAAAATATATAACCTACAAAGAAAAATATTGCGGTCCCAGGTTAAAAGGTATTAGCTATCAAATTTACTTTGTTTGTGCTACTTGTGGCAAAGACCAGCAATACAAGACAGTTGGTAGCCCGCGGCGGATTAGGCCGAAATGTATTGTTTGCCGCCGGTGCGGATCGGCGTTTGGTCCAGTGTTCACTTGGAGGCAACGAAGGATTCTTTGGAGGTGGCGTAGGTGGGCGAAGAAGAAGTTGTCTATCGCGTAAACGACGACCAGCGTCGGCCTGTTATCGCCGTAGACTTCGATGGTGTGATTGTGCAGAACGCTTTTCCTGAAATAGGTAAAATAAATAATATGGTTATTATCTGCCTGGAGTACCTCCATGATGCCGGCTGGTACATCATCTTGTGGACCTGCCGCGGGGGTTCCGATCTGCGCGACGCGGTGCTCTTTATGTATGAGCGCCATATCCCGTTCGACACGGTCAACAATCACGCGCCATGGCACCAGCCGGAGGACTACGGGCATTTGCCGGGGGAGTATGGGCCGTGCGTTAAAATCACCGCCGATATTTACCTGGACGATAAAGCGATCCGATATGGTAAAGAAGGATGGCTCGCGGCACTAATAAGGGAGGCTCATCAATATCAACTAAAAGGAGGTGAGTAGCTTGTTTGGCCGAAAAACGAAAGAAAATAAAGAGCTACGTAGCAGATTAATCGATTGGGTGGACCAAGCGGATGTTGCTTGGAGAGCGGGGTTGTTAGTCGCGCGGCAGTCCGCCGTCTGCCCTCTGCCCGGAGACCGTTTGGTTCCCTGCGACGGAATCGGCAATTCAGGGACCTCTTGCGCGGAATGCAGAATGCAGGCAGCGCAACGCGCCATCCGGCGAGAGGACAACCGGTTAAGGAGGACATCCTAATGTCTTTATTAAGAAGCATTCCATCAATGAAGGGAATCTGTTTTCCCGCGAACCATCCAAAAACGTGTTCTATTCAGCGCTGCCGATGGTGCGCGGTGTTTAGAACTGTGTACCTAGTGGATAGGCACGGCAAACAGGTTCCGATGACGAGAGATATGTGCTGGATACATGGGCTAAAGTTCGCTGAAAAACATCACCTCGACAAATGGGTGGCCAAGTCCGCATGACCGCGCCGCGATGGACCCCCAACCAGGTCCGCGAACATTACCGGCGGCTTGGCCGTCCCGTCCCTGGCCGGGTGGAAAAAGAACTAGGGATGAAGAACAAACGTCCGGCGGGACAAACACAGGCGGGACACGAAATAAGGTTCTACGACATTGAACCGGGGGAGTTGGTCATTAAATTGCCGTTCACTTACCAAAGCCGGAACATTGATGACGCAATGAACGTTTTCGCACGTAACAATAGCCGAAAAGCGTATCGGGCATTAGTCCAGCACTATCTACAGAGCCAAGGCGTCCGCGCCTTTAGGTCCCGAGTGACGCTTCAAGCAATTTTATATGTTCGGTACAACCGAAACAGAGATGATGACGATTGGAGCTATAAAAACCTGGCGGATGCGTTAAAGGGATGGGTGTTCGTGGATGACTGTCAAAAGTATGTCCGGATGTTGCCGCCAGAGTTCGTGGTCGTGGGGCGGGAGGGGAAGGAGAAGACCGTGGTGATGATGAAACCTATTAAAAATGAGGACGTGAAAACAGGATGGCCATTGATAAAATTAGGGTAACGATTCGCAGGGCTAGAAAGGATATAAAACATGCCTGACACACCCGTCTGCCCCATCTGCTCAACTACTAACGTTAAATATCTCCTTCTTCGCCAGTCCCACGCCAATGGCGGATGGAGATGCCCCCACTGCCTGCTAGCTTTCCCCCATCCGCCAGGCGCCGCGGAATTAAAACGCTGTCCCGAGTGCGCACGGCGGGGACGGATACAAGTGTTGTCCCGGCTGGACTGGGGGTGGCAGTGGTGCCCGGTCTGCAACTACTCGGAGCAGGTCCTGACGGCTGAGCAGATGGGGTTGGTATTGTCGTTAAAACGAAAAGCGGTCGGGGGATGTTATGGGGAATATGATGCCCGATCGGGGGGGGGGACTGGTGGAGGAAATAGGCCGGGGGGTAAAAAAGGCCGTAAGGGCAAGCCCGGACGTAAGAGGATGCGTCCGCTACACCTGGACTCGCACGAAGGGTATAATAAAGCGCTCATTCAGCGGAATAAGGACAAAAACCGATCTTGAATTTACCCTCTTGGGTGTGTAATACTGGGATCACTCGTATGCTTACCATTTGGCAATAATACCCATCCGATCTTAGGGATATAAGATCTTGATCTGCTTTTTAAGGGACGCCTGTCAGGGCGTCTCTTTTGTTGCAACCGATTGGAGGGAGGAGGATGCCAAGGGATTGCGGCTACGACTGGGCGGCGGTACGGCGCAGGTACGAGGTTGCAGATAAGTCCGTGACATTGGACGTAGTTGCATCCGAGTTCGGCATCCCTTTGGGGAGCGTGAAGGCGCGAAAGGCGCGGGCGAAGATACGGGGGGACGATTGGGTAAAGGGTGGCGCGAAGGTTGCGTCTAGGAAAGATGCGGCTAAGCGGGTTGCCAGATCGACAGATGCAACGCCTGAAGCAACTAAAAAATCGAAACCGAATCATGATAAGCCCGAATGCGGCGGACGGACCCACCAGGAGGATAAGCACCCTTGCCATCGTCCTGCTGGATGGGGGACCGATCATCCAGGAACGGGCAAGTGTAAACTTCATGGAGGGTGCGCCCGGGGCAAACCGGGCAACAGGAATGCAGTCACCACGGGCGAGAGCCTGGCGGTTTATCTTGACGTGCTTACCGAGAAGGAACGTCAGATATACCATAGTGTCATTACGGACAAGTTGGTACAGCTAGATAGCGAGATCCGGCTGTGCGAGTTCCGCGAACGTTGGATGCTGAACCGGATTACGGAACTTCGCGAGGCTGAGTACACCAAAGTTGGCTATACCGAGGAAGAAGAGACAATTGCAGTCGACCCGGCATCGTATAAAGCCAAGCCTGTTGAGAATAAAGAAGAGGAAAAGCGGGCACGGGAGGAAGGTTTAGTGCTAGTTAAGTCCGTCCATCAAGTTCGCGCTACTTATGAAGGAACCCTCGGCCAGATCCAAAATATAGAAGACGCTCTAACTCGAATCCAGTCCCGAAAAGCCCGGTTACTCGATCTGAAGCATAAATTCGAGGGCGAGGACAAAGGAAACACAGACGCGGTGGCTGAATTCCTGTCCGCGTTAGAGGATAGGGTAAGCGAGGTATGGGATGATCACGCGGGCTAAGATGTTTGTTCCATTTTCTGTTCAGCAGCGGAAAGTTCTCACCTGGTGGACGGATAAAAGTCCGCATAAAGATAAAGACGGCATCATCGCAGAGGGGAGCGTCCGAAGCGGTAAAACGATGCCTATGACTTTGTCGTTCGTTTTTTGGTCGTTGAAGACACATCACGATCAGAACTTCATTGTGGGCGGCAAATCCATGGGCGCACTCAAGCGGAATGTTATTAAACCGTTAATAAGTATGATGGCCGCGTTAAAGGTGCCTGTTAAATATCATCGAAGCACGGATGATCCACATTTGATTATTGGCACGAATACCTACTACCTGTTTGGTGGCAACAACGAGGCTAGTCAAGATGTTATCCAGGGGCTAACAGCGGCAGGATCGCTATTGGATGAGATCGCGCTTATGCCTGAAAATTTTGTCGAGCAAGTCTTAGCCCGCTGTTCGGTTGATAACTCGAGGCATTTTTGGAACTGTAATCCTGAGAATCCGCGCCATTTTATTAAGACTGAGTTTATTGACAAAGCGGAGGAGAAGCGGTTCCTGGTTCTGCACTTTACGATGGATGACAACCCCTCATTGAGCCGGCGCGCGAAGGACAGGTTCAAACGGCTGTTCACGGGTTTGTTTTTTAAGAGGTTTATCCTAGGTCTTTGGTGCCTGGCTGAAGGCGCTATTTATGACATGTTCGACGAGGGCAAACACGTCATCCCAGCCAATAGGCAGGCCGAAATCTTGAAAAATGTTGTTATTATTTGGACCGCCACAGATTACGGCACGGGCACCGTGCTGTGCCACGGCCTGTTCGGCATGGACCGTCAAGGCATCGTTTACCTGCTGCGGACGTCCTGGTGGGATGCCAAAGAACGGGGCAGGCAGAAAACCGACACGGAGTATGCGGAGGACTTGAAGCGGCTAGTCTCAGACGGCCAGGCGGCGCAGCTGGCCGCTACGCATAACAAGCCGCTGTCCGTGACCTGCCACGTCATCCCAGACGACGCTCTGTCGTTCATCGCCCAGTGCCGCAAAACACCAGGGCTGGGCATGATTCGGATCTACAAGCGTGAACCCGGTACGGTCTTGCAGGGCATTCGCCACCAGGCGAACCTGCTGGCCCAGGGCAAGTATTTCCTGTTCGCCGCGCGGGGTAACGAGCACGTCATATCAGAGTACGCGTCGTATGTCTGGGATCCAAAAGCGCAGGAGCGCGGCGAGGACGCGCCGCTGAAGCAGCACGACCATGGTAAGGATATGGAGCGGTATTCGTTGATGGCCATGGCGGAGAGTCCCGCCGGCCGGACCAGGAAGCCCGCTGGGTATTAGGAGGTGGCTGAATTGACCGTCGGATATGACGATCCGGGCGTCGTCACCAATTATAGAACGCTTGTCCCGCGGGAAGCAACGATCAACCCAGTTTTGACCTCCGATGAATTGATCCCGGGCAATCCTTGGCCGCCGAAAAGCCAGAAGCCGCGCCTGGTCCGTTACCTTCAGAATAAGTACTTATATGCTGGCCACCACGAACAGGTTTACGGCAATTGGGCCACCCACGTTACGGAAAACCCGCAAGGCCAACGGGCGCTCGTGCTGATCGTCGCTAACTTCCCCGGAGTGCTGTCGCGCCTGGTGGCCGACCTGCTGTTCGGCGAAGCCGACGAGCATTTGAGCATGAGCTGCGAAAACGAACAGGCAACGGCCGCGGTCCATCGATTCACGGCGGACAACGGATTACAGCGGGTGGCATACGAGACATCCGGGCTAGGCTCGTCATACTGGGGAGACTGCGCTTATAAAATATGGCTTAAAAACGGCTTGGCCCGCGTTTCCTGTCAACCGCCTGGGAGCTGGTTTCCGGTCGTGAGTCCGAATAACATCAAGGAAATCGTTAAGCACATTCTGGCCTGGGAGGTCAAAATCAGCGACCAACGATATCTTCGGAAGGAAACGCACGTTCCAGGACAAATCGTTCACGAAGCGTACAGGATCGATGGCAGCACCATCGGAAAGCCGGTGGACATTCGCAAGACACTGGGAGAGAAACTGGAGAATGGCGAGATCGAAGACACCGGCATCGATGACTTTCTGGTGGTCTCCGCGCCGAATGTAGCCATCGGCGACGAGTTGTTCGGCCAGGACGACTATTACGAAATGGATAGCATCTTCGCCGGGTTGAACATCCTTCTCGCCCGAAACGATCTGGTCCTGGCCAAACACACCGACCCGAACATGGCGGGTCCGGCCAGTCAAATGATGCAAGATCCGAACTACCCGGACGATCCGACCAAAATGGTCGTCAGAACCGCAGGCAACTATTTTGGCATGGACCGGGATGACCCTGAGCCGAAGTATCTGACCTGGGACGGCAAACTCGAATCCGCGTTCCACCAGATCGATTTGATGATTAAGCTCCTGATGTACGTGAGCGAAACCAGCCCGGCCTGTTTTGGACTCGACAAAGACGCCGTGGCCGAATCCGGCGCGGCGCTAAAAAAGCGTTTGATGCGGACGCTGGCCAAGGTCAACCGGAAATGGATGTACTCTGGCGAATTGCTGAAAAAGGTGGCGCTGATTGCCCAAAAGCTGGAGACCGCTCATGGCAAAGGCGGATACACGCCGGAGCGGCCAAGCATCGAGCGAAAGGATGGTCTGCCCGACGATCCGAAAGAGGAGGCCGAGATCACGCAGCTTCACGGCGTGGACCAGGTGGAAAGCCGGGTCCAGGCTATCATGCGCGAATTCGGCGTGGACAAGAAGACGGCCCGAAAATGGGCGGAGGAGATCAAGAAGGAACGAGACGCCGCCCTGCCCGCTTTCGCCCGTTCGCCGTTCGGCGAGGTCGATCTTAACAAGCGCCGCGGCCAGCCTGGTAAGGAGGCCGCTGGCAAGGAAGGCACACGGGGCGGCGGTGAATAACCATGTCCACCTCCCCGGAGCTCGAGCGATTCATCGAGGCGCGGCAAAGGCGCCTCGTTCGTTTATACCAGGACGCCTATGCCGAGTTGGTTTCCCGGCTAGCCCGGCAGAAGTTTTATGGCCTGTCAACGGAGTTCACCGGTAATTTACTCCGCGATGTCGAGCGTACCCTGACCCGGTTGGACGGCGAGATGGTGACCTGGATCCAAGATACGTTCCCGGACGTCTATCGCGACAGCTCAGACCAAACCCTGGTCGACTTGAGCCGGCGATACCACATGGCGGGCCTCTCGGGCAGTTTCGCTCAAGTCCACCAAGACGCAGTACGGCGGCTGATGGCCGACACATTCCGCGACATCGCCGCCGCCACGCAGAACGTCAGGGCGGAGTTGAAGCGGGCCATCAGGGACGCCGCGAAAGGCATTTTCCGGCTGGGCGAGGTCACTGGCGAGACTCGGGTCCAGATGACCAAGCGGCTGGTCTCGAGGTTGGCGGCGCGCGGATTCACGGCCGAGTATGACGCGAAAGGGAAGTACATCAGGCTGGCTGAGTATTCGGATAGGCTGAGTTATGAACGCTACGCCGAACTCATGATGGAGAATCATTGGGTGGGGTTTGTTGACGCTGCTGGCCGGCGGTGGGACTTGTTGAACTACTCGGAGATGCTCACCAGGACGAAGATCCGGGAGGCCGTGTCCAGGGGCACCGAGGATAGGCTGCGCGCGAACGGCCTCGACTTGGTCCAGATCGTGGGGCCCACTATCGTCGTCGATTGGTGCGGGGAGTACCGCGGCAAGGTGTTCAGTATTAATGGGAACAGCACTGAGTTCCCGCCGCTGGCATCCATCCCTAACGGCGGGTGTCCAATGCATCCTCGGTGCGTGCTAGGCGGAACGTTTGTCACGGGACCGCGCCCAGTCATGTCGTTCAGCCGATGGCACGAGGGAGAGATCGTCGTCATCCGTACTGCCAGCGGAAATGAATTGTCCGTCACCCCAAATCACCCTGTATTGACGCCGGAAGGCTGGGTCGCCTCGGGATTGCTGAATGAACGCGATCAAGTCATCCGTTACCTGGGGCAGCAAGGGATGGTGGATGCCGCTGACCCAGATTATGTAGACATTCCAACCCGCATCGAAGAAATAACGTGTTCTCTTGGGCATTCGGGCAGCGTGTTTGCCCGTAGCGTGCCAGTGGCCGCCGAAGACTTCCACGGCGACGGGGTGGGTTCCAATGTCTGTATTGTACGGGCCGACGGCCTGTTGGGAAATGATCGTGATTCCACGATCAGCAAGCCATCCGGCCAAGATTCTTTCTGCCTTGCTGGTGTTGCTACCAGCACGCTGCACGCCGAGGGCGCGGCGCGAAAGCTGTTCAACAGAGTGCTTCTTGCCGCGGACCGCATCATGAGCGGCGGCAGTCAGAGCCAATCGTCCTTCAGGCGAAAGGCGTGCCAGTCGGAGCCGGGTCGCTTCGGACATGTTGGCGGCCTTCTGAACGCCGAATTCGGTCAGGCGCCGTTGAATGGTGGCGTTATGGACACCAAGAGAACGGGCGATGTCGCTCTTGGTTTCCCCGGCCTGGTAGCGGTCAAAGATCTCTTGGCTATTAAGGGGCAGCGTTTCGTAGGCATGCGCCGCCTTGGGTCCGCGCAAGGGGATACCCAGCTTGACAAATCGTCGCTGGAGGGTGGCGGCACCGATACCCACACTCTTAGCCAGGGGCTTCAACCCTTCGCCGGCCAGATAGCGTTTGACACAATCATCCAGGTCGAACGGCGGGCATTTTCTGGACATGTTTACAACCTCCAAACAAAGTATAGTTGGTATGCTTGCAATTCAATTATAACACATAACTGCAAGGATGTCGAGGCCCCATTCGTGGCAAAGTTCCACGAGGTCGAGGAATTGACCGCAGCCCAGATGCCCGCCGACTCGCGCTGGCTGGGGAAGAACAAGGCGAATGGTCACGCGGACCAATCCGTGCTGAACAAGATGTATCGAGCAGTCAAGACCTAGTGTGTATATGGGTGTCTTTGTGTGTATATCAAACCAGGCACCCACGCGGACGCTTTCTTTATGCCCATTGAAAAGGAGGCTTGCCCATGGCTGACGTGATCCCCTTCAACCGCGCCGAACGCCGGCGTCAAGCCCAGGAAGCGGCGAAGCAAATCACGCGGTGCCCGCCCTATTGGCAGCAGGCAACCCGGCAAATGATCGCCGCCGCCCAGGACGACATCTCAGCCCGGCTGCTTAAAGACGTATTCCAGGTGCTTGAGGAAAGACAATTTCGACTTCGATAAGTCGCGGATGGGCGAATTCGTCTCGGCCTTGCGCGAGCACGGCAAGACGCAGCCCAGGGCGGGCGGCGGGGAGGTGAAACAGGTTGGAACAAGGCAAGACAACAACGGCCAGAAGGCGTGAGCCGGCACCGATTGAGACTGTTACGAAATCCGCGGCCAGTCCAGCTAAACAGCCCTTCCGGCAGTACCGCCGCTGGGAAACCGGGAAGGAGATCCTGGCCAGGGTGGCGGATAAACCGTTCCGGGTCTGCGATCAGGGTATTTGGAGCGACGGCGAGGCCGGTCAGGTTGAGTGTCATTACCTCGATGTCGGCGGCGGCATGAGTCCAAATGGCTGGGCAATGACGCCGGATGGATTCGAGCGGCTGTACGAGGTGGTGAAGTGATGGCCGAGTACAGCGAAGAGCAGCGGAAGCAGTTGCAGGATCTGCTCGGCAAGTGGCGGTCGAAACTCCGGCTGGACCAGTGGATCGTCCGGGTGCAGTGGGACAGGCTACCGGACAGCGGCGAAGGCACCGTGCTTGAAATACAGCCCGTGGAGGGACGCCAGTTTGCCAACCTCCGCGTGGGAACGTTTTTCGAGCAAACCCAATCGCAGGCCGAGAACGCGGCCTGTCATGAAATGTTTCATCTAGGCTTCAACCAGATGGACGTTGTCGTAGAGCAGATGCTGGAACAGTTGAGTCCACAGATGCGGGAATTGCTGCGAACGCTTTACCACGAGCAGGTAGAGCGGATCGTTGACTGGTTGGCGCTTATTACCGCCCCCATGGATGAACTTCGGTGACTGACGCCTTCGGGCGTTTTTTCATGCCCAACGCCGGGGATAAGCGGCGGAATATGGTCCGACGGGACCTTAAAACGCGGGGAGGAATCAGAGTGAAGCGATTATTGCACATTCTACGCCTTGCGGCGCTTGCTCCTTTTGTTATCCTCATGGGCGCGGAGAGCGACGCGGAGGCGGCAGCCAAGACGAAAGCCGAGGCGGACGCTAAGGCAGCGGCGGAAAAGAAGGCCGCCGAAGAGGAAGCGGCCAAAAAAACCATGGTGACCATTACCCAAGAGGACCTCGACAAGCTGATCCAACAGCGGCTCGCCCGAGGCGGCAAGGCCGCGGTCGAGGAATATCTAAAGGGGTTGGGCATGACCAAGGAGCAGGTCGATGCCCTGATCAAGAAAAGCAAGGAGGACGAGGAGAAGAACAAAACCGAGTTACAAAAAGAAAAGGAGCGGGGAGATAGGGCCGAGGCCGAGAAGAGCGCGGCGCTAACCACCGCCAACGCTAAACTTGCCAGGGCCGCTTTTCTCGTTCAGGCTATTGCCGCCGGCATCCCGCCCGACCGGGCGGAAGACGCCGCGGCGCTCGTGGCCGCGCAACTTGCCGAATTAAAACCGGATGAGAAAACCGGTGACTTCAAGACCGACGAAGTAAAAACAATCGCGGAAAGCCTCGTTAAAACCAAGCCGTGGCTGAAAAGCGACGGCAAAGGCGGCAACGTCGGCGGAGCCAGCAATGCCCAAGGCGAACTCAAGTCCGGCGACATCGGCGCCAAGTACGCCAAACAGCGGGCCGAGGAGAACAAGGTCGAAAACGACCCCTGGGCGCCAAAACTCTAGTAACCCCCAGTATCAAATCTGAAAGGGTGAAAACAAATGGAACTTTCCATCCATCGTGAGACTTTAGATGCCGAACTGGCATGGCTGGCTTCGCATCGCGGAACCCAGTACAAGACCGGCGGTAGTACTCTAAGCCGTGCGCATTGCGCGCTCGACCCGGTGACGAACCGGCGAATATACCGATCCGGCTCATTCATCGGCCTGCTGGCTCCAGTTGCCCGCGGGTTGTGGTCGCTCTATCAGCGTACCGTTGGCTCATTCGCGCAGCTCGTTACCGACCCGGCCGTGGCCAACGCGGCGCTCGTTTGGACCGCTCGCGCGGCGGGTGTCGGCGGTAACGCCATCACCGTGGCATTGGTTAATCCCGGCGTGGGTGGCACACTGGCCGTGGCGGTCGCTGCCGCAGCCATCACCGTTACTCTCGCGACCGACGGCGCTGGCGTCATCACGACCATCGCGAACGATATCATCGCGGCCATCCGCGCGAACGCGGATGCTAATGCCTTGGTTTATATCGAATCCGAACGCGCGCACGACGGTTCTGGATTGGTAACCGCCATCGGCGCGACCAACCTGGCGAACGGCGTCGCCGCGATTGGCGCTCAAGCCACGCTCACCACCGGATTGATCAACGTGGTGGCCGATACCAGCGTGATCTATACGGCCAATACATTAGGATTGGCTGGCAACAACATCCAAATTGCCTATGTCGTCCCCGCGGGCGCGGGCGTACCCCTCAGCATCGAGGAGGCAGGCGCGGGCACGGCCGGAAATCCGTATGTCATCACCGTCAACCTGGAAACCGCCGGGGCTGGTGTGGCAGTTAGCACGATCGCTCAAATCATCGCGGCTATCAACGCTCACTTCCTCACGGCGCCGCTCGTAACCGCAGTGGCGGAAGGTTTGGATACCGGCGTTCCCCTGGTCGCCTATGGCCCAACGACGCTCGCGAACGGCACGGATCTCACCGTTTCCCTGGTGTCCGGGCAGTTCGGGTTGCTTATGCACGACGTGGACGTCACGGATAGTAATGCCCTCGGCGGTATTCTCCTGGCTGGCCGCGTTCTCGACGCCCGGCTGCCGGCCGCGTCCGATGCGTTTGTCCGTGCGGCCTTGCCGCTCGTGGCATTCACTACGGAGAACGCGCCCTAACCCATAATCCCTAGATTCCGTTTTACACAGAAAGCCGCCTTTTAGGGGCTTTTTGTTATTTTCGTAGAGGAGTGAGAGGAAATGAAATGCCTTTGCCGAATCCTGTATATCCTGCGCATGGCATTCGCCGCGCCGGCGGTTCTGCTTTTAGGCGGCGTCAAGCCAATCGACGCTATCGGCGTGCCCGAGTTGCTCTCGTACGTCCGTGCGCGTACACCTCGGGCCATGCTGGGCAACGTCCTTTTCCCTGCCAAGGACGTCAGCTCTTTGACCTGGAAAGCCGTGATCGGCGCGAACAATTTACCGGTTGCCGCCAAGGTCGTGGCCTTTAACCAAGAGGCCAGCATCCATTCCCGAGAGGGACTGGCAACCCAAAGCGGCGGAATCGTCCCAATCAAGCGGAAGATCAGCCTAGACGAGGAAACCATGTTCAAGCTGTATAACCCGCGTCCGAACACCAGTGAGTTCGATGACGCGATCGCCGACATCTACAACGATACCGAGAAAATGATCGTCTCCTTGGAAACCAAGATTGAAGTCCTGCGGTGGCAGGGGGTCACCACCGGCCGGATCATGCCTGACGAGGACGGGATCATCCAGGAAGTCCTTTACGGCTTCAACCCCGGCTTGCAGTCCCAGATACTTGCGGGTGGCGCTTTATGGAGCGCATTCGCCACAGCCACGCCGATTACGGATATCCAGAACTGGGTGACATCAGTCGTCAATCGCGGCTGCCCACGGCCAAGGCGGGCCGTCACGTCCAACGCGGTTGTGGCTAACCTGCTTCAATGCGCCCAGGTCGGCACGATGGTTTATGGCGTCGCTGGCGCCGGCCAAACCGTCATCCTGGATCAGGTGAATGCCCTGTTGCGCAGGATGGATCTGCCGACGATCGTTACCTACGATGACCAGTACCGGACTCAGAACGAAGCCGGCGCATATACCACTTTACGGTACCTGCCGGCCAACCTGTTCATTCTCCTGCCAGGCGAAAAGCTGGGCGACCAATTATATGCGCCGACGGTCGAGGCTCTGCGGAAGGTCCGCGATGGCGTCATCAATTCGGGTGATGCCAGGCGGATTTACTGCGAGGTCTGGGAAGAGAACGAACCCCCGGCGCATTGGACCAAGGCCGCCGCGCTCAGCTTCCCGACGTTCCCGATGGTCGATTCAATCTTCGTGGCCCAGGTAGTTGTTTAAGATTCAGTAAAACACGAAAGAGAGGCGGCGCCACGCCGTCTCTCTTTTATACGGAAAGGTGTGAATGGATACCGTGAAGATCAGTGCTCTTAGCAGTCCCATCTGGGACGGCAAAAAGAACCATCCCGCGGGTGAACCGTTCGATATCGATGACGAATACGGGCAGCCATTGATTGATACTGGCAAAGCCCAGAAGGTCAAGGTTGTTATGCGCGAGGTTGTCGAACCGGAGAAACAAACAGCCGCGCATAAACCGAAAAGGTCCACGGAACCCAAGGATTCTAACCCCAATCCCGTTTCCGGCGAGGAGTGATCCATCATGTCCGCCGTCCTGGCCGACGCGAATACTTATCTGGCCGCGTACTGCTTGAATACCGCCGCCTGGGATGCGGCGACCGACGCAGTAAAAACTAAGGCGCTCAACCAGGCGGAGCAGGAGATCCTCTCTTTGCCCTGGCGATACGGCGCGCCCGGCGCGAACCAAGCCAACGCGGTCTACGAGCAGGCGGCGTTCGGCCTGGAGATCACTCAGACACGCGCGAACCTGCAAGCGCAGGGAGTCACGGCGGCGGGCATCTCCGGCGGCGCATCCGAAACGTACAAGCCCACGCGGTACGGCTTCCCGCTGGCGCCAGGCGCGCAAAAGTGGATCCGCGGCTGGCTCATAATGTCGGTTCCGACGAGGTGAGACCGGGTAATCAAAAATAAAAAATCTAAAGGAGTTGTTTCCAAATGGCAACCAGAAAAGGCACTATCGCTCTAGCCGGGCACAATCCCACCAAGGTCGCGTTCAAGGACGATATTTTAGCGTTTATCCTCGGAACGAATGCCGCGCCGTTCGATCTGTCCACGGACGGATTAACCCTCATCGCCGATCCAAACGGCGATGGCGACGAAACCGCGACGTTTAACTGCGCCGCGGGCAAGCATGAGTCTGGTTTGAATCCGGTTGTCGACCTGAGCGCCGAGTTGGATACCAAGTTCCAAATCCAGGTTGACGACGACGCTGGCGGCGCGCAAGTTGTTACCCTGATTGTCGCCGGCAAAAATACAGGCGAATTGATTGCCGCCGAGATGCAGACCAAGATCCAGGCCCTTGGTGGCGTGTACGAGGGTGTTACGGTTGCTTACTCGGGCGAGGTGCCCAACGATCTGTATACGATCACTTCGGGGACTAAAGGCACGGGTTCTAAGGTACGGATTACACGGGCGGTCGATCATAACGTAACCGAGGAACTGGAACTTGGCCCAGATGGCGGCACCGATACAGATGGTACGGGCGACTTCGCCAATGCCGCCGCCGCGTCCATCGCCGAGGTCCTGGCCGTCATTGTCACGGACATGGCCGGTTTTACTGGATCTAACGTGGCAGGGGCGCTCAAGCTGACCGCCAACGAGGGCGAGCCGAACAGCATAGTTATGGGCAATGGCACTGCCAACGATATCCTCGGCTTTGTCAATCTCGATGCCGATTATGGCACACAAGGTTTGGGATACGGAACGGATATGGCCGACGTGAATTACGTCGTTGTGGCTACATTTAACGGAGTGGCGGCAGCTAATTTGCCAGATGACAATCTGTCAATCGGCAATAAGTCCACTTCCGGATTTGAAGTCCAGAGCGAGACAGAGGCGTCTACGTATAGCGTGGATCTTTTGATCGAAGGGGAGGAAGCTGCGTAAAGTAAGCTAGTCCGCGTGCCTCGTCCGTTCCTATTCGACGAGGTGAGAGGTGATCTGGCCATGATCGACGAGTACCTGACGGATAATCTCTCTTGGCAGACCCATGCCACCGGCGGCGCCGGCCGGCCGGTTTATGACGCGCCGGTAATTATCAAAGGCCGCAAGCACGATCGGATCCGGCTGGTCCGCGACAAGACCGGTGCCCAGGTGGTCAGCTCGGCGGAGGGATGGACTAAATCGGCTATCCAGATCGACGACAAGATCGATGGTCGGATCGTCCTGGCCCGGGGCGACCAGAAGACCCTAGACGGCATCCTGGAATGCTACATGTTCTACCTGGCCTGACAGGAGGGTGATGCCATGGCCGACGACTTCGAGATCAAGATCGAGTGGGAGGGCTTCGACGAGGTCCGTCAGGCCCTGCGCCAGGCCACAAAGGAGATTCTGGCCGCCGCGACCCATGCCATGGTCGAAAATGCAGAGGACCTGCTGGGACGCGCCATGGCGCTGGCGCCGATCGATGAAGGTACACTGCGAGGCAGCGGGTCTGCCCGAGTAAATCGTGGCGGGGTGGCCGTGACGGAGATGCGAACCGATGAAAGCGGTGGTAAGACGCACATCATTAAGCAGATTCCTGGCTCTGACTTGGGATCTATGATCAATTTGGTCGGTGATAACCAGATTGAGGCAGAGGACGGCTTCAATACGCCCTATGCCGCGCGCCAACACGAGGAAATTTTGTGGAAGCATCCCCAGGGCGGCGAGGCCAAGTACCTGGAGAAGCCGTTGAAACAGCAAGCTAACGACTACGCGCGGAATATAGCTACCGCCATCAAAGGGGAGGTGACGCATGGCGGATGACAGCGAAAGACCTGGTTGATTTTTTGGAAACAGGCGGGATCGGGACATATGAGACCGATCTTTTTTACAGTTTCCTCCCACCCGAACCCGCCGCCCTGGTGTGCGTCCTCCCCAGCGGCGGCTATCCGCCGGATCTGTACCTGCCGATCGCTGACCCGACATTCCAGATCTGCATCAGGGCGGAGACATATGACGACGCGGAGGCCCAGGCGGCGGCTGTGGCGGCGCTGTTCCGGGATGCGCTGGACCGTCCGAAGACCAATTTTACCATCGGGACGACCTATGTCTATTTGGCGCAGTTTTTGCAGGAGCCAACCACGGCTTACATCGGTTACAACACCAACGGGCGGGCCGAATTTTCTTGTAATCTGCATCTGAAAATAAGAATTTGAGGAGGGATTGAGTTGGCGGAAGATATTACTCAGGTCAACCTGGGAATTTGTTCGGTGACGCTCAACGATGTCAACCTGGGCTTCACCAAGGGTGGCGCGGAGTTGACCTACAAAGGTACGTGGGTCAAGCTTGCTGTCGATCAACAAGGCATCACGCCGGTTAAGAAGGTTTTTACCGGCGAGGAAGTCAGCGTCAAGACCAATTTGTCGCAGCTTTCTCATGATAATCTAGTGGCCGCATGTGGCGGGGCGGGAACAAAGATCACCGATGGGACGAAGCATGCCGTCACGTTTGGCCGGGAACCGGGCTTTGAGGCCGACAGCTACGTACTATCCTTGCACCCGGAATACATGGGCGCGAGCCTGGAAAACGACGTGACGATCTACAAGGCCAGCGGCATTGCCGACGTGGCTTCGGCGTTCAAACTTGAGGACGGAACCGTTATTCCAGTAACATTCGAGGGCATCGCCGACCTGACCAGGGCGGACAAAGACCGCCTCTGGCGGTTCGGTGACGCCACGGCCAGCGTGGATCTGGAAGCGCCAACAATGACCATCGTGCCGGTCGACGAGGCGGTTGGCGTGGACAAGGCGATCACCACCACCGTCCAGATCACGTTTAGTAAGGATATGAACCCTGCCACAATCATCGCGGGTAATCTCACGGTCATCGCGGATGTCGCCAAGACGCTCAAGGATGGCGTTTGGTCCTATATTTCGGCCACGAAAAAAGCCATTTTCACGCCGAGCACGGAGTGGGCGGGCACCACGAAGTACAAGGTGTTAGTGTCTACGGATGTCAAGTCCATCAACGGCGTGTCCATGGCGGCATGGTCCGTAACCGACTTCACCACCGCCGCGTAACCAGGCGTCCAGCATCACGGCGGGAGATCCCGAACGGATCTCCCGCTCTTTCTTACCCCCAAAACGAATGGAGGATTGAATCATGAGCGCTGAAAATTCCCTGCCTGCCAGCAGGAAGGTGCTGATACACGACGACGATGCTTATCAGCGTAAATTGGCGGCAGTTCTAGCACGGGCGGAGCCTATCAAGAAACAGTTTGGCGAGGACTCGGAGGAATACGAGAACGCAACAGTCATTAAGTTGAAAAAGCCCGATGATTATATTTCCATCGTCGTTGAAAAGCTCCGCACCCGCGATTTTTACCGCCTAGTCCTGGCCCTGCGCGACTTGCCCAAAAACCTCACTACATCCCTGGGAGAGGGCGGCACGGCGGAATTCATGGCCGCCACCCAGGGCGGCGGCGAGCAGATGCTGGCCGCGCTAATCAATAACCTGCCGCGCATCCTGGCTGTCGCGTTCGATGAAGTGATCGGCGTTGTGGCTGCCGCGGTCACGCCGGGCAAGCGGGACGAATCCGAGGAGAAGTACCACGCCCGGGTCGCCTCGCGCGCCGAGCAGTTGCAAGGGACCTATCCCGAAGAGCTGATCCAGATCATCCGGGCATGGATCGAAGTCAACGACCTGGCGGCACTGGCCGCTGAGTTAAAAAACGTTCCAGGCCTTCAGGCGATCAAAATGCTACTTCCGGGTCTGAAGGCGACAGCTTCCAACGCGGCCTCCTCGATGTCGCGGAAGAGCTGAACAGTTCGCCCGCGGACGTGCTGTGGGAGACCTATCCCCTGGAACTCTTGATCTACCAACGAGAGATCCCTAAACGCCGCGCCATGCATGATCTCAGACAGGCCATGATCCACCTGATGGCCCACCCCATGGCGGGGGAAGCCGCGGGCAAATTTATCGAAAGCCTACGCCAGGAAGCTATCTCTGGCTGCGGCCACGATCCGCGTTTGCTGCCAGAAGAACCCGATCTGGCGGGCATAGAAGCGCTAAAAGCCAAACTCGCCGTCCAAGGGAGGTGACGTACTGTGGCCTACGATGCTGGTGCGGTTATTGCACGAATTACAGCCAATCCCGAGGGCTTCCTGGCGGCCATGGGCCTAATAGATAGAAGCCTTCAAACCAAACAACAAACCGTAGGAGACCTGCAGAAGGCATTTAGTCGGCTTGGTGCCGCTGGAACCGAAATAACCAAACGACTTAACACCTTCAGCGAGGAATTAATAAAAGCGGGCGTTTCGGGCGTAAATCTCAATTTAAGCGTTGCAGAATTAGAGAAAGAATTTAAGAGACTTGGCGCCACCGGCCTTAATGCCGCACAAATCAAACAAGACTTCGAGGAAATTCGAGCCAGCGGCAACGCAATGGTGGAGTCTCTTTCTCGTGGTTACAAAGCCTTCGCCGTTGCTGGCACCGCCGTCGCTACAGCCATCGGCGCCATCGTCTACTCCACGAGCACGGCCGCCGCGCGCGTCCAGGTGCTGGGCACCGTTATGGAGCAGGTCGGTAAAAACGCGGGCAAATCATCCGCGGAACTCAATAGCCAGGTTGAGACAATTAAGAGCCTCGGCATCACCACCCGCGAGGCGGAGCAAACTCTGATCCGGCTTATGCAGGTTCAAATCGACACGGCCAACGGCGCGAAGCTGGCCCGGGTTGCCCAGGATCTAGCGGTCATCGCCAACAAGAACAGTTCTGACGCTTTGGGCGATCTGATCCAGGTGATCGGCTCTCAGAACATGGAGATTGGCCGGCAATACGGCCTGACCAAAACAGCGGATCAAATTTTTAAGGAATACGGTGCGACGCTGGGCAAAACCGGCATTAGTCTAAACGAAGTGGAAAAACGGCAGGCCATCGTCAACTACATCCTAGCCGAAGGTGCGAAGGTCGCCGGCACTTATGAGGCGGCCATGGGCGATGTCGGCAAGCGGCTGACGTCCCTGCCCCGGCTGGTCGAGGACGCCAAGGTTGCGTTCGGCCATGGGTTGCTGCCTGTCTTAGGGCTGGCCGTGGACGGCATCAGCGCAATCTTGACGTGGTTTACCAAGTTGCCGCCAGCGGCGCAGGATGCCGCCAGCAGTTTTACTTTGCTGCTTGGCGTCCTCGGGGCCGTGGTGGCCGTGACCGCCGCATGGGCGCTGGTGCAGGGTAAAGTCAAGAAGGCGATGATCGAGACCAAGCTGGCGGCCATGGGGATGCTTACTAATCCATGGTTCCTGGCCATCGCGGGAGCCGTTGCCTTGGCTATCGCCATCAAGGGGATCATCGATGCCCACAAAGGGGCCGAAGAAGCAGCCGAGAAGCAGGCCTCCACGAATGCGAAACTGAGTCAATCCTATTTCGACGTGAAGGCCCAGCTAGACAAGACCAAGGAAGGCACCAAAGAGCATAAAGATTTGGAGAGCCAGCTCCAAAAAACCATGAATGATTTGGCGACTGCTTTGCATGGCGTAGGTTTTGAATATGACGAACTAGGCAACGCACGAATAAAAGACATTAAATTGATTCAAAACACGATCGACAAGGAGAATGAATTAGACCGTATCCGGCAGGAAAACGTCAACAAGGAAAAACTTCGCCGCGCCGAAGCCGCCGTAAGCCGCGCGAAAGAAGAAGTCGCGTACATTAAACAACAGATCAAGATCCGCGAGGAGAGCGGAAAATATCAGGGGTGGGAGTTGAAACAGGCACGCGTGCTATGGGCTGCCCAGACTGAAGAGGCTAACACCTCTTTGCGGGCCGCGGACGCTACGTTGAAAGCGGTCAAGGCGGAGATAAAAGGCACGGTAACGCCCACGCCTCCACCACCACCCGGCGGCGGCGTCGACGCGACCGCCGAAGCCGAGATCCTGGAGCAGCTTCGCCTTGACCGATTGAAGGCGAACAAAGAGAGTCTTGATAACGATCTGGCGATCCTGGCCGCCGAACGCAAGGCCGAGGAGGACTCGCTCAAAAAATCGTTGCAGGTCAAAGCATTAAGCAACGAAGTCAAACTAGCATTAGATCAAAAATATGCAGAAAAAGAGGCTCTTCTCCGGGAGAAATACGTTAAAGAGGCGGAGGATGAGGCTAAGGCGCGGCTCGAACAGTTCAAAGCCGCGCAGGCGGAAATTGATGAAGACATGCTATCCAGCCACGATTTAGCCCTTTGGCGGATCGAGGAAAAGGCGGTCAAGTTCCGCGAAGCCGGTATAGACGAAGTCGCCGTCGCCCAATGGGTGGCCGCGCAGAAGGCGCAAATAACACGGAAGGAACAGGACGAGGCTGCCGAGGAATATGCGAGGCAGATGGAAGAGTACAAATCCGGCTGGAAAAGCGTAATCGATAGCTTCGTCAAGGGCGGCATGACATTTGAATCGGTTTGGGACCGCATCATGCAAGTCGCCTTCGACCGGTTCCTTGAAACCATAACCGCAATGATAGCCGAAAGCAAAGCTGCGGGATTTTGGCAATTTTTAAGCAACTTATTTGGGCTGGCAAGTCCCGGCATCGCCCCCATCGGCCAGGCGAATGTCGGCGGGCAGTTCGTTCCGGCGGCGGCGCGCGGGGGCGTAATACCCGACATTACGCAGCTGCATTTCGCGGCTGGGGGAATGCTGGCGGACACTATGCGCCGGACGGGCGATAGCGTGTTGGTAATGGCCAAGCCAAAAGAGATGATCTTGCCGCCGGACATCTCTGAAGGGTTGCGACGGATGATCGAAGGGGGCGGCGGTGCGCGCGAGGAACATAACTATTTCGAGATCCATGCCGTGGACTCCAAGTCTTTTACTCAGATGCTATCAGATCCCGCGAATCAGGCCATAACGGTAGCGCACGTCAAAGGCAAAATGCGCCGCGACGGCAAACTGTAGGAGGTGACCGGCGTTGGCGACATTTAGCACCCCGTGGGACGCGGTGGCTGGGTATGAACTTACCGAACAATACCGGACGCTGATCACTCCAATGGAGACCGGCAAGGAACAGCGGCGATCGGTTTGGGTTAGCCCACGCCGGGCGTGGAAGTTGAGATTTCGCAAGAATTCAACTGATTTTACCACGATCAAGAATTTTTTCGAGGCCCGCTTGGGCGCGTACGAGGCTTTTGACTGGACCGATCCCGATAACGTTTCGCGCAAGATCCGCCTTTTGAATGACAACCTAGAGGCACGGGTTGTCAACGGACACGCTGAGCTCGAACTTATTTTCGTGCAGGTCTTTGACTCGGATACTACACCCCCGACAGTCTCCAGCGTGACCCCGGTAAACGGCGCAACCGATCAAGCTATTGATGTCAATGTCGTTTGGATAATGGCCGAGGCGATCCTGCCAAGCGATGTTACGGCCACCTATTTTCACTTAATCGATTCGACCACCGGCGTCTCGGTGGCTTGCGCGTTATCATTCTCTGGAGACGGCACGACAATCACGCTAAACCCGGACGCGAACCTGACGAACAACCGGATCTACCTCCCCCGCGTTGAGGCTGGAGTTCACGATCTATCCAATAACCAACTTGTGGCGGCCTATGGGTCAAAGTTTACTACGATAGCATAATTGCATAGGGGTGAGGATATGGGTAAGGGCGCGAACGCGGCGGTTCTAGCCAAGCTGGCTTTGTCCGCTAATCAGCCAATCTATCTCTATCAGGTCGATATGACTGGCGGGGTTTATTACCGTTTCGCGAAGGACCAGACCATGGATATTACTTTCAACGGGTTCACATGGCGGGCGGCGTCGATCGGCCATGCGCCGGTCGGCAACTCCAAGGACGCGAGTATCGATGAAGCATCAGTCAAGATCGCGGTTATCGCCCATGAATTAGCCGCGCATTTAGCGTCTGGAAATACGTTTAACGGCCTGGAGGTCACGATCTATAAGGTTTTTAACGACGCCCTGGGCGATCCCGCGAACTATGTCCTGGAATTTTTCGGCCAGATAGATGGATGGACTTACGAAGAAGCCGAGGATGCTTCCTGGCTGACAGTACGGGTTCGGCGGAATCAAGGCACCTTTGGGAAGATCATCCCGCGAAGACGTTATAAAGTTATGTGCCCATGGATTTTCAAGGGCACGGAGTGCGGCTACGCGGGCGCGGAAACATTATGCGACCGGACTATAACCCGATGCCTGGCGCTTGGGAATGAAGATAATTTTGGAGGATTTCCATGGGTACCCCATCCGATGGAATCTACGTCCAATGCTAATGTTAGATGAATAAATGGATTGGCCTGGCTTTTAAGTGGGGCGGCTGCTCGTTTTCCGGAGTAGACTGCGCCGGCTTGGTCCGGCTTTACCTCCGGAAGGAATTTGAAGTGGATCTCCCCCCGGATGACGGCCCGCACGATCCGGCATCCTGGCTCGAGGATAGCCAGCACCGGATGATCTCCTACCTCGGCGCGCATGGGCGCCAGGTGGAATCGCCCGTGCGCGGGGACGTGGTGGTTATCCATTATCGTTTCGGCGCCGCGCATGCCGGCGTCATGGTGGACAAGCAACGGGTTCTACATATCGTTCCATTTCAAACCAGCCATATCGGCTGGCTTTCTTGCTACGGAGAACACCGGATAATCGGATTCTGGAGGGTAATTTAAATGGCGCTACCAGCGGCATTAACCGCATTCGTGACCGGCTTGAATACAATCCTATCAATCGTTTCCGTGTTTTACTATGTCGCCAAGGCGCTTAAAAGTCCTACATACGACAAAAATGCCGCGATCACGCAGTGCAATCCCGAACTGCCAATCCCGATTATCTATGGCGAACATAGAGTGGCCGGCAACATCATCTGGCAGGATTTTAGCGCGGACAAGAAATACATGTATCTGCTCGTGGGATTAGGAGAAGGCCCAATTGAATCTATCACCGATGTCAAGGTTAATGACATCGCGATCGGGGATCTTAGTGGATGCTCTTATGACGCCTACCTGGGAACATCCACGCAAAATGTTGACGCGCGGGTAACCGGCGGATCGGCGGAGGTCGGAGGCCTCCGGTACTTGGCATACCTGGCCCTGACCCTCA